ATCTTTTGTGTCATCAAACTCTAGGGCGTGTCCTGATTCACTCTCATATACATTGTTATATGGGTAAGTGGCATTGTAATATGGGTCTGGCTCAACTTTACTTGCCTTCTTGGTTTTCTTTTGGGAAACAATAGAATCATCAATAGATTCATTTCTTGCCAAGCGTGAAGTTGTTGGTTCATCTAATTTTCTTGGATAACCAGTTTGTGTTTCATTTGGTTTAACTGGCGCCGAAGTAAGAGCATCTCCGGTTCTTGGGTCTGAAAATGCTTCTTGTGCGTTTGCAGCCTTCAATGGGATACTTGGAAATGAACCTAACATAATTGGTTCTTGTGCATTTTCACCATCAATAAAGAAACCAAAAACCATGTCACCTTCTCTTGGTGCATATGGGTTTGAATTATTAACTGGAAGTGAAGGCATAGCCCAAGGTAAGTCTGCTGTTGGTAATCGCATTTTATCTTCAGCATGCCAACCAATACATCTTACACGGCATCTTCCCATCTTTAATGGGTCTTGTCGGTCTTCAACAACACCTACCCACCAGATGAATCCGTTTTTACCAGCAAAATCTTTTGAGTCTTCGTTTAATTGCATATTAATAATTCATCACAGCTTCAGTTTGTCTTGGGTTACTTGATGGTATAAATTCGTTATTGGTAGAAGTTGTTGCTACTTCAATAATCGTTTCGTGTTTTTCATATCCAATAATTTGTCGAGTAGCTACAATCACATATTTACCAGATAAACTTGGGTCATCATTTGAATCACCCTTTTGTTTAACACTAAATGAAGGTGCAGTTACATTTACATTAAAACCTGATGTCAATTGGAAATTACCAGGCATAACAAGTTTTAATCGTTTAGACATTAAATTTTGTAGTATGGCTTTTCTTTGAAAGATATAATTTTCTTGGCTTTCCACTTTTGAAATGGAAGTTGGGTCATTTTTCTTTATATATTCAGAATACTGGCGAGCTGTGCCAAATAAACTAACTACTTTTTTAGATTCAAAAGCTGCATCATTTAATTGACCATCACGGTTTTGCATTGATGTGAAATTAGGATTATCATTACCATGTTTCATACTTGAGTAATGGTCACCAAAACTTATATTCTTTGAAGCAAATGACCTAGTCATTGGGTCAAAACCAACAAACTTACCTGCATTAACACCACTTCGTGTTTTTTCAATAGTATCATTTTGAGCTAACACTTCTAAACTACGAGCGCTACTAATTTCATCAAGTGAATTTTTACCTGGTTGATTCTTAACTTCAAATTTAATATCTAATATTTCTTGTTGAGTTAAGAGTGTAGATAGTGAAGCAAAATTATAACCAACTAAATTTTGAAAGAAAACATAATTTGGAGAGCCATTTTTATCCAAAGCTCTTTTAGCACACCATTCAATAGCATCAAATGGTCTTAAATTTGGAACCACAATCTTACGAAGGCCTAAAGTTGGCTCATATATGCCACCCAAATTACTAGGAGGAACTTTAAGATAATTTTGTAGTATCTTCTCTGCTACACCAGAATATGTCGTTTCATAACTTTGATTAACTCTTTGTTGGTCTGAAAATAACAATTCATCAGATACAAAGTGTAAGATTGATGATTCACTTGTTTGATTATCATTTTTACGATTTGATTGTTTATAGACACGAAATGCTTTTTTAAATTTAGCAATATCAGAATTTGCATCTTTTGAAATATCCATTAAAATGGATTCAGAACCATCAAATAATAACTTACCTGATAGACCAACAGAATCTCGAATCATTATTGTTCCACTCATTACAGGTAAAAACATTGAATCGTAAATATTAATTTCTTCAAATATTGAAGTGATATCAATTGAACCAGCTTTGGTAACCAAAGTTAGCTCATTGACCTTAAAATCGGTGGACTTTTTTACTTCTAAACTCATTATTTAATTACTCGCCTAAATTCTTTTTCAACTTCAGGAACAAAATCACTTTTTAATAGTTTAATTTCTCGTTTAGCTTCATTCAATTCAACTTCATAATCATAATATGTTTGTGTTGTTTTTGAAATAGTTTCTGTGATAGATGAACTATTATTCAAGGTGTAGGCTATTGATGTTGCAGCTATGTTTGCATATGTATTAGCATCAACAGTAATCTTCTCTACAATGTTTGTTCCATCAGCAGAGGTTCGAGTAATATTTTTAAAATAAGACTTAACATGGCTTGTGTTTTGAGCCCAAGAAATACCCGTAATTGAAGTATTAGCCGTATCAGCATATTGATTGGCTGAATATTTTGTATTAATATATTGAATAAGTGTCCTTGAATCTAATGGCCAATCATATTGTGGGTCAATAATATCATTAAATAATAATACAATCCAATGTCTCTCAACATGGTCATAAAATTTACCAGCTATAATTTCTGGAGTATCGGAATCTTTAATTGTATATTTGTAAAATGCTGATGAATTCTCTTTTAGTTTGTTTTCAAACCCAAAACGAGCAATAATATTAGTAACAGTATCAATACCAGATGATGTATTATTACTGGTATAAAATGTTTTTGGAAAATAATTAAAATATTTAGCCATTTATTAAACCTTTTTATCACCTTGTTTAATACCTGAACCCCTAAAGTTTTTAAAGTCACCTTTAGTGAGGTATGTTGTTTCTTTAAATTGTAAAGTTATATTAATTGCAACTGGCATACCTGTGCGACCTAATGCAGGTGCAACTTCACCAGGAACTTCATAAGCTGAGAATCCATTTGGTGCATAATTGACATCAATGGTTGTTAAGACACAAGTAGCAATTGGAGGAATGTTAGGATTTTGTGATCCGCCATAATAAAACTTAATGTCAAATTCTGATGGTGGAACTAAAAATCCTCCAGCATCTTTTAATAACTCCGGTGCTTGATGAAAACGAAGCCTTTCAATAATCTTTTGAACTTCAAGTGCTTCATTTTCATCTCTTGGATAAAATGAAAAATCAAATTGAAATGTTCTAAAACTTGGTGATTGGTAAATTAACTCAAGCATTGGATTACGAACTGCACCAGTTAATTTTTGAAATCCTAATTTAGCCGTTCCTTCACCAACTAATCCACCAGCAACATCTGCACCAGCAGATAGTGCTTCCATACCCAAAGATTTTGTTCCCGATTTAATACCTTTAACTATGGAACCTATAGAACCTTGGCCATTTTTAAAGGCCTCAACAGCTGAACTACCAGCTGCAAGAATTTTACCACCAAGTTCATTACCCAATTCTAGGTCAGAATAACTTTGTGAATAGTTATATAACATTGTATCGGGCATATACAATGCAATAGCATCCGTTGTTAATGTAGTGGTACGATTTATTAAATTTTTACTTGTAATATTTTTAATGGAATTGTCAATAACAGATTGTGTTGATTGTGAATCACCTGAAAATAGAGTATTTTGACCAAATAAATTACCAAGACCACCAACAGCACCATTTAAACCACCAAGTGCTTTACTTAAACCTTGACTGGCTGCATTTGTAATACCAGCAATTTTACCGCCCGTTGATGAATTAATTTTATTCAACCCACCATTAACTTGACTTAAAAGGCCGCCTCCAAAATTGGAAGAAATATTACTTATATTATTTAAACCAGAAGCTGATGTTTTTGGTATTCCTGGAATAGCATCTGTAGCAGGAGTACCTTTAAATGAAGTTTTTGTTTGTTCACGGATATAAATGACCATGTAATGGCCTTTATCGTAGTTGCCCACATCTGCTGGATATCTAAAAGTATTCTTTTCAAATTGAGTACCTTCGAGAGCTGATAGTGGACCAAATTTTGTACCACTCTGTTTATTAAAAGTGATATCTCCAAAACCGAAAAGTGACATGTGTTAAATCCAGAGGTGAATTGTAGTAATTAGCATAGATAGTATTTATGTCATATAAAGGATGGTTTAGACCAAAAAACCCAAAGAAATACAAAGGTGATGCCACTAATGTGGTGTATCGTTCTAATTGGGAATTGAGAGTGATGAAGCATTTCGATGAAGACCCTAATGTTCTATGGTGGGCTTCGGAAGAACTCGTCATTCCATACCGTTCGCCTATTGACCAAAGGATGCACCGTTATTTCCCAGATTTCATAGCCCGTGTTCGTCAAAAGACAGGCAAAGAAAAAACTATCGTCATCGAAATCAAACCCGAAAAACAAACTAAAAAACCCATACAAAAGCGTCAGACTAGAAGATTCCTTGAAGAAGCAGCGACTTATGCCATCAACCAAGAAAAGTGGCGTGCAGCTGATATCTTTTGTCAAAAGGAAGGTTGGGACTTCATGGTTCTAACTGAAAAAGACCTTGGTATTTGAGATAAATAGA